TTCCTGGCGCTCGCCCGAACAGAATTTGACCAGTACGCACAAGCCGAGGCCAACGAGCTGATAGCCGCTATTCGCATGGGAGGCACGGGCGTTGTTGGCCTATTCCTGGTGACGTGCGCTGATGCGGAAAACGGCAAACCTATCAGCGCTCACTCAATCACCATGCTCGGCAAGTACGCCACGTTCGCGATCAAGTCACTGTGCCAACGAGAGGACGTGGAGGCTGCGATCTTCCCTGAAACCAAACCACAATAAAATAACAGATGGACGTAAATACATATGAGCCATGCCCCCCCCCCCATAGGGTCCTCTTTCGTTTCCCAGGAATCCACGGTTCGGCGCGCCCCCGAATTCGCGCAAGGATGGTGTCCAACATGACGAGTAACCCACTACCGGAAGAAAACGACCCCGAAACCCCTCCTGAGCCACCGCCCGCGCCGGTCACCGCGAGCGAGGCGGACTTCCGCCGGATGGTGTCCGCCGGCCGCCGTAAAGTCAAGAACGGTCAAACGTTGACGAATCAAGAATCGGCGGCGGTGAAGAAGGCCGACCGGGATCAAGAGGAAGGCCTGCGCTGGAAATACTACGCGACGATCCCGAAAAAACACTGGGAGAAAATGAGCGGGCGCCACCGGGGGCAATTAACGGAACAGGCGGATCGGTACGACATCCCGTTTGGTGGAGCGGTTATCGACCTGACGAAGGTAGTTCCGGACCTGCATAAATTCTTAGCCGCGAACGCTCTGAAGCTGGCGAAGCCTGACGATCCGCTCATGGCCGGCGGCGACAGTCCGATGCTGGAGAAGTACCGCGAAGAGCAGTACCTCATGGCCAAGCTGAAGCGGGGCGAGATGGAGCGGACACTGATCCCCCGTGACGAGACGCGAATGTGCATGGGGCGAATGGCCGCGATCCTCCGCAACTGCGGGGAAGTGCTTCAGCGGCAGTTTGGTCCCGGCGCCTTGGACGTGCTCAACGAGGCGCTGGACGACGCGGAGGCCGAAGTGATGCGGTGTCTTGGAGAATTGGAAACAAAGGCCGAAAATTCGTCAAATGAAAAACCGACTCCAACAACTGAGGGATGATTTTCACTGGCAGTTCGGCCAGTCCCGCGCCCGGCGGTTGCGGACGATGCGCCAGTTCGCGGAGCAGGAGATCATCATTCCAGACGGCCCGTTTGGTGGGCGCCGGTTCAAGTGCGCCCGTCAGCCGTGTTCTGGTCTGTGGTTCGACCAGGTGGACTCGAACCAATGGCGGCGGTTCGTGGCGACAGGCCCCACGCAGTCGGGAAAAACTCTTTCCTGTTTCATCATTCCTACGCTGTACCACCTGTTCGAGATCGGGGAGACGGTGATTGTCGGTCTGCCCGACATGGACATGGCTGCCGACAAATGGCGCGAGGACTTGGCCCCTGTAATTGAGCGGAGCAAGTACCGGGACCTCATGCCCAAGTGGGGCGGCGGCAGTCGAGGCGGAAAGGTGCAGACGCTCCAATTCTTGAACGGCGCGACCTTGAAGTTTATGAGCGGCGGTGGGTCCGACAAGAGCCGTGCCGGGTTCACGTCGCGCGTGGTGATCATCACGGAGACAGACGGCATGGACCTGGCCGGTGGGACCTCCCGCGAGGCGGACAAGATCAGCCAACTCCAGGCCCGTACCCAGGCATTCGGGGATCGGGCGCGAATCTACATGGAGTGTACCGTCAGCACCCCGGAGGGCCGCACGTGGCGGGAGATCAAGAGCGGCACGGACAGCAAGATCGTCTTGCCGTGCCCGCACTGTGCGGCTTGGGTGACGCCGGAGCGCGAGCAGTTGACCGGCTGGCAGGACGCGCAGACCGTGGTGGAGGCCGGCCAGAAGGCGGCGCTGTGCTGCCCATCGTGCGGGGCGATTTGGACGGAGGCCGAGCGGATCACGATCAACACGAAGGCGAAGCTGGTTCACCGCGGGCAGACCATCGACGCCGCGGGCGAAGTCACTGGGGCACCCCCCGGCACTCACACGCTGGGCTTCCGCTGGAACGCCGCGAACAATCTGTTGATGAGCATGTCCCGCGTAGCGGAGGAGGAATGGGAGGCGCCCCGCACCACTGATGCAGACAGCGCCGAAAAGAAGTTGCGGCAGTTCTTTTGGACGCTGCCGAGTGAAGCGGAATCCGTGACGCTCTCCGAGATGGACGCGATGAGCATCACGCGGCGAAGCATCGACGCGCCGCGTGGCCGTGTCCCTGCCGATGCTGCCGAGATCACAATCGGAATCGACATCGGCAAATGGCTGAGCCATTGGGTTGCGGTCGCGTGGCGCCCTGGGGGAAGTCCGCACGTCGTCGAGTATGGCCGGCTCGAAGTGCCCTCGCGCGAGATGTCGGAAGAGGCCGCGATTCTTTCCTCGCTGCGGACCTTTCGCGACGGCGTGTGCATCCCCGGCTGGACACCTGTGGGCGGCGGCGCGAACATCAGCCCCCGCCTGGTGCTGGTGGACTCGGGCGCATGGGAGCCAACGATCGTGGCGTTCTGTGTGGAGAGCGGGCAGGTGTTTTTGCCGTCCAAGGGCTTCGGCGTCCAGCAGCTTCAGCGCCGTAACATCTACCGCGAGCCGGCCTATGAGCCAGTCATGCAACCGGCGGGATACTACCTGATCGAAATCAACGCCGACTGGTGGAAGAGCTACGTTCACAATCGGCTTCAGACTCCGCCGGGGCAGCCTGGCGCCTTGAGCCTGTTCCACGCCACGCCCACCGATCATCTTACGTTTGCCAAGCATCTGACGGCAGAGCGGCGTGTGGAGGAGTTCGTCGCGGGCAAGGGCCTGGTGACGCGGTGGGAGGCGGTCAACCGGAACAATCACTACCTCGACGCCCTGGCCCTGGCGTGCGTAGCCGGGCATGGCATCGGTCAGCGGCTTGTAGCCGTTGGCGCACAGGCGGCCCCTGCGCCGCAACAGGAAGCCTCGGCCCCGCAACACAGCGGCGGATGGCTGGGCGACACTAGCGGATGGATGAAACGATGAAACAAAATCACCACAGGCCGGTCTTGGAAATCCACGGAAGAATATGCGTGTTTGTCCGGCGCAGGGGACGGAGTAATTTCCGAGGAATAAAAGACCTGCTCAAATCTTGCCACTTGAAGATATCTTCCGAAACACGCAATAAAATTGCGCGTATCGCAAGTCAAGAGCAAGTGCCAATCGCACGGAAACACACGAAAGGAAAGTGAAAATGGCAAAGCTGAAAATTGAGTTCGAGTTTGACGAAGATAAACTTCCGATGGCTGTTTGCGGGTCAATCACGGATGTCTTTTCATCGCTCACGCGGCTAATCGATACCCTCGAAGTTCGGAAGCGATTCTTGCAACTACAGCCAACGGACAAAACGAAGGGCCAATGACCTCCCCACGCATCGACATCGAGCGATTCCGCAAGTGCCTGGCCGCGCCGAAGCGCCACCACGCGGAAATCTGCCTCGCGCTGTTGGGCATTGCGATCTGCGCCGTGTCGAAGCGGCGATGGGAAAACGAAGACGACCGCGAGGAGGCGATTATGCACGTCCTGATTCACATGACAGAACGGATCGCCAAATACACGGACTTCAGTAAATCCCCGATCAGCTATTTTCTAACGATGTCACTCCGGGAATTGGACGACTTTCGCGACAAGATCCGGCGGCATAAAATGAAAGAACTGCCGGAAGAATAACCTCGGCCTCTCCCTACATTGGGTTGAGGCCGATGATGATAGATGTAACGAGCGTCCAAAAATTCACTCCGCAGAACATGGTGGACCTGTTCACAAACGGTCTCGCCCAACTCTCAATATCCCAGGCAATCGAAATCAATGGCCGCACCTACACACGCGCCGACATTCCCGGCCTTGAGCAACAGTTGCTATTTTGGGAACGTCGGGCGCAGATTGCGGCTGGCGGCTCAATGGTATCCGTGGCCCGCCTGAGCGACCCCGACATCGGAGTTGACCAGCGCAATCCGGGGAACGCATGAGCGAGGCAAAAGAAAAAACGTCGATGCTCGACAGGGCGATCCGGTACGTGTCCCCCCAGGCCGGCCTGAAGCGCGACCTTGCCCGCGTCATGCGCAACCAGCACATCACCACGGACAGCAGCGGCAAGCTCACGATGTCCGTGCCCTACAGCGCCGCGTACCAGTCCCGTGTCGATTCGTATTGGGCGCTGTCGATGTCCATGACCGGCGTACGGGAGATCAACCGATTCAATCTGCGCCGGATGCGCGACCGCGCCCGCCAGTTGGAACGCGACAACGTGCTGGCCTGCGCGATCCTGGACCGCGTGACGGACAACGTGATCGGACCCGGCCTGCGCCTGCTGCCGACAACCGATGATTCGGGATTCAACGCGGAAGCGACCGCCCTTTGGGACGATTGGAAAGACTCCGCCGACATTACCGGCCGCATGAGCTTCGAGCAGCTCCAGTGGATGATCTACCGGTCGCATATCCGCGATGGCGACGTGGGCGCGGTCTTGATCTCCCGCGGCGACGAGGCCTTCCTTCAGGCGATCAGCGGGGACTACATCGACTCGCTTTCGGGCGCGATCCTGGACAACACGACGAACGTACACGGAATGGAACTGGGCCCGGACGGCCGCCCGGTGCAATACCACATCAAGAGCGCCGACGATACGGGCTGGTGGAAAGAGACGATCATCCCCGCCCGGAATATGGTCTTCTTCGCGCGGATGAAGCAACTCACCGACTACCGCGGCGAGCCTCTCTTCGCGCCAATCTTCAGCCTGCTCGAACAGATGGACGGCTATCGGGATTCTGAAATCATCAAGAAGAGAATCGAGGCTTGCCAGGCCCTGTTCATCAAGAGCGCCGCCGCCGTCCCAATGGCCGGGGCGCTCAGCACCACGACGAACTCTCACGGCAACCGTGTTCCAGTGACTGACTTCGAGCCGGGCCAGGTGCGATACCTCCAGCCGGGCGAAGAGGCGATTGCATTCAACCCGTCGCAATCCTCACAGAGCTTCCAGCAAATGATGCGCACGCTCGAAGGCTACCTGGGCCTGAACTGCGGCCTGACGTGGAACATGCTGATGCTCGACTACACCGGCATGAGCTACACCGCCGGCAAGATGGGTACGCTCCAAAGTCACCACCACTTTCGGATTCAACAGACACGCTTCGCGCAGCGGGCGCTGGATAAGATTTACCACTGGCGGCTGTCGAAATTCGTCAAGGCTGGAATCCTGCGGGTTCCCCGGTCAATCGCGGATTCGTATTGGAAGCACAAATGGATTGCTCCGGGCTTCCCGCTGTTGGATCCTCGGCAGGAAGTGCTGGCGAACATGGCGCTCATCGACGGCGCTATGGCGTCCTGGAGCGATATGGTTCTTTCCGCTGGGCACAACCCCGAAAGTCTGGCCGACCGCATTGCCCGCGACCGCGAAATGCTCAAGAGCCACGGCATCGAGCCTAGCAAATCTTCGATGACCCGAGATCCTTTGCCCCCCGCGGTTCCCGGAGCGCCCGGCGTCGGTACGGTCCTCCCGGCGTCGGCGCGCACCGAGGAAGAGGATTCTTGATGCAACTCCCTACATTGGATTGAGGAAACGATCATGGCGAAAAATCGACATTGGAACGGACAAGGGTTTTACAGGCCGGACAGCTACTTCGGCCCGTGGTCGATTATCCCCGATTCGTTGAATCACTTCCTGGCCATCGTCGGTACGTTGGACCTTGCTGCAATGGCGACCGCCGCGGCGAAGTCCGATTCTCCCTCCACTCCGCTCCCGACCTTGAATCCCGATCTCAAGGAAAAGAAGCAGGCCGGCTTCATCGAGAAGAAAGCGGCGCACGAGAAATCGGCCGCAGATATCGCGGACCATGAGAAAGACCTTGCCGCGAAGAAGGACGCCAAGAGCAAGACGGACCAAGACGAAATCGACAAGAGCGAGAAATCCCTTGCCGAGAAAAAGAAGAACCATGCGGCTCTGACGGAAGACCTCGAATCGTGCCGTGATGAAATGGACGACACGGAAACACCGACGGAACAGCGAACGCGCATTATTCAGGGCGGGCCTGGCAGCGGTCCCCGTCCCGGAAATGGAACTGGAAACGCTCATGTCCAGGATAAGTGGGGAACCGCACATGAGAACGCCGAAACCAAAGAGGAGCATGAGAACGCAGCGGCGTACCATGACGCTCGATCGGATAGACTTAGACTTATGGGCGGCAAGGGAGCTAACGCGGCCGCACAACAACATAACTGGGCCGGCGATAAACATCGCGCAGCAGCTAACGGCAGCGGATCATCTGACAGTGCCAACGAGGCAACCAAACAGGCCCATAATGTTGAGCGCAGGGAAGGCCTTCGTAGCGAGCTTGTTTTGGATGGTGGCCTTCCTGGCCAGCTTCCCGCGCAGGTCCAGCCATCTTACGAGCTAACCGATAACGGCACCGCGATCCTCACCATGTCCGGGCCGATCACCAAATATCCCACGAGCTTCCAGGCGGTCATCGGCGGCGCGTCCACCGTGATGACGCAGAACGCGATCCGCAAGGCCAACGCGGACGACGCGGTGGCTCGAATCGCGCTCGTGATCGACTCCCCCGGCGGCACATGCGCCGGGATATACGAGTTCATGCAGGAAGTGTCCGGGAGCAAGAAGCCCCTATGGGTGTACGGGGAAGACACACTGGCGAGCGCGGCCTACTTCGCCGCGACGAACGCGAGCTATATCGCCTGCACCCCCACCGCCATGATCGGCAGCGTCGGAACGCTCCTCATGCTCAAGGACACCTCGGGCGCGTACAAGCTCGACGGCATCAAGGTCATGGCCATCGGAACCGGCGTCCACAAGGGCGCGGGCATGGACGGGACCGAGATCACGGACGAGCAGAAATCGTATTTCCAGTCCATCGTCGATGAGACCAACACCACATTCGTCCAGGCCGTGAAAACCTCGCGCGAACTTTCCGATGAGCAATTCGCCGACGTGACGAAGGCGGGCGTGTACATCGGCGCCAAGGCCGTAACCGCAGGCCTCGTGGACGGCGTGATGAGCTTCGAGCAGTTCCTGACGAAGTTCGAGGCCGACACCGACAAGAACGTGATGGAAGCGGCCGCCCAGAACGCGAACCGGATCAAGATCGAAATGAAGAGCCGGGAGTTGCTGGCGCAGATGATTGCGGCCGGCATCCCCCAGGCCCTGGCCATTGCGGAGTACACCGCCGGCCACACGCTGGAGCAGGCGCAGCAGGCGAACGCTCAGGCGATCCAAGACGCAGACAAGATTCGTGAGAAATTCGGCGTGTCGGCCAGTGACGGCCAGACGCCCGTGGAACTGAAGGAGAAAACCGTGGACAACGTTCAAGCTACGTTCATGCAGACCGTCGAAGAGCACCTGAAGTCGCACCCGAAAATGCCGAAGCGTGAGGCCATCAGCCAGATGATCTCCGCTCACCCAGACCTGTACGAATCGTGGAAGAAATCTTTCCCGGTCGCGCAGGGCATCAGCGGGAAATAATCCCGCCGTCCCTACATTGGAACAGAAGCAGTTTTGAAAAGTGAATATCCCGGCGACGTTGCGGCTTGATCCCCGCAGCGGGCCAAAAACCAAGAGCGAAACGTACCGTTAACGGCGGCGCGTTTCGCTTTTTTGCTGGGACCAACCGGAGATGCGAAAATGTCACAGTATGTTGAAAGCGGCCACAAGAGTTTCCCGATCACAGTGAGCATCGGCAAGTTTCTGCGCGTGAAGCCGACGAGCACCCTCGGCGCGGACGGCACCCCCACCGTCATCGTTGCCGGCGTTACCGACGTGCATATCGGCGTGACCACCCGCGACGCTTTCACGGCAACCGCCCCCCAGGGCAACACTGTGAATGGCATGGTGGACGTTCGCCTGGCCAGCGCGCAGGGTACCACGCGCATGGTGTGCGCGGACGCCGTGACCCTGAACGCATCGTCAGCTACCCCGGTGTACTCGGCGGCCAGCGGGAAGATTTCCGCGTCCCAGGCCAGCGGCGCCCTGCTGGTGGGCTATGCCCTGGAAGCGTCCACGGCCAACAACGACATCATCGAAGTCCTGCCGCTGTAAGCGACGGACGGAGAGCAACTGAAAACTGAACAGGAGTTTCGATCATGGCAGTGACACCATCAACCAGTCTTGCGACCCTGCGACCCGACCTTGCGGCCTCGTTTGAGGCGTTCGACCTCGCGGAGCAGGAGGCCGGCTTCGTCGCCTCCAAGATTCTTCCGTTCATCCCGGTGGGCGAGGCCCAGGGAAACTACGGCTTCTTCCCGCCCGAGGAAATGGTCAAGAACTCCCAGGACCAGCGCAGCCCCGGCGGCGCGTACGACCGCGGCAGCGGCACGTTCAAGCCGTTGACGTTCCATTGCCAGGAGCACGGCGGCGAGGAGCCCGTTGACGACCGCGAGGCGAAGATGTACCGGCACTACTACGACGCGGAGAGCTACGCGGCCCGCCGTCGTCGGAACATCATTCTCCGCAACCGTGAGGCCCGCGTCATCGCCATTGCGACCGACGCGACGAACAACTTCACCTCCGCGCTGGGCAACTACGGCGTCCAAGGCGCTGGCAGCTTCACCACGACCACCGGCGGGGCTTCCGGCCTGGCCTGGACGCTCCAGGGAACCTCGGACCCGGTGACGGACGTTGCCATCGCCAGCAATCTCATGTGGCTGGCTTCCGGCCTGAAGCCGAATATCGGCGTCATCAGCTACGCCCGCTTCTGGAACCTGCGCCGCAACGCGAGCATCCAGAGCCAGATCAAATACTCCGGCCTGGCCGACCCCGCAATGGCGGCCGACACGGCGCGAAGCATCATCTCGGAACTCTTCGGCCTGGAGCTTGTCGTCGCCGGCTCGGTGACGAACAGCGCGAAGGAAGGCCAGGTGTTTGCGGGCGCCTCGATGTGGACCGACACGAAGTTCCTGCTGGCGAAGGCCGCGACGAGCGGCGACTTCCGAGAGGCTTGCCTGGGCCGCACGTTCCACTGGAGCGAGGACGGGTCGAGCGAGAACGGCACGGTCGAAACCTACCGCGACGAAACGGTGCGGTCGAACATCGTCCGTGTTCGCATGGACGTGGACGAGCAGGTGATCCTGCCGACCGCCGGGTATCTGCTGACCGGAATCTAACCCACCGGCGAACGAGACACTTTCAAGGCCGTCCGATTGCCGGGCGGCCTTGTTTCTTTCGGAGTGCGATATGGGCCTGCTCGACGATCAAATGGCTGACGACGCGGTGAACATGATGGACACGGACGGCTTCGCGGAGAGGATCGGCTACACCCCCTTGGGCGGCCGGCTGGTTTACATCCCCGCCGTGGTACGGCGAATGACGCCGATCCCCAACCCATCGACGAATCAGGACGTTCAGCCGCGGGCGATTATCGTAGTGGCGAACGCCGCTCCCCCGGCCGGCATATCCTCCGCGACAATGAACACGGGCGGCGACACGGTGACGCTGGCCCTGCGGATCGGTGGCACAATCGAAACCCACCGGATTCATCTGTCCAAAGACGCGGAGCCGAACGACCCCGGCTGCCTGACGCTGGAAATCTAATGCCCGAAATCAAGACCATCGCGGACAAGGAATCATTCGACGCGGCCCGGCGCGTGCTGGACGGTCTGCCCGGCGCGCTGGGGCGGGCGGGCGTCCGGGCGGCGAACAAGACGGCGGCAAGCGGAAAGGTGTCAGTCGCTCGTATCCTCCAGAAGCATATCAAGGAAGTGGGCGGTGGGATCAAGGCCGCTGACGTGAAGAAACAGATTTACGTCAACCGCGCGTCGGGCAAATGGTCGGCGGCTCAACTGAAGATCAAGAGCCGGGGAATCTCGCTGATGCACTTCGGCGCGAAACAGACGGCGGTGGGCGTGACGACCACGCTGGGAGAGGAGCCTCACGCTTTTATTGCAAACACGATCAACAAGGGCGCCCCCCAGGTCTTTCAGCGGATCGGAATCTTTCGGATTATGAAGAAGGGTCGCTACGTCGGAAAGCGGCGGGAAGTCATCCGGGCGGTGAAGGGTATGACGCAGCAGGAACTCATGCGAAGCATCCCCGGCGCCGTGCCGACCACGCGGGAAGAGATGGCCGATAACATGAAGAAGAATATGGACCACGAGGTCCGGTACGAAGTGATGAAGGCGGCGAAAGCATGAGCGCACCCACCAACAGCGTCTTGGAACGAATCCGGCAGGACATCATCGCGACCTTGCAGGGCAACGGGCCATCCGGCGCGTTCACCACGGCGAACGGGTTCCAGAACACCGTGACCGATGTTGTCACGCCGAACCCCGGCCTGGGCAATGACACGGTGGACCTGCGGCTGGTGGTGCTCCAGGGCGACGCGACGAAGGAAGAGGACTGCCCGGAAACGTATTTGCAGTTCCTCCAGGACTTCCACGTGATCTGCATGGTCGTGGAGCCCGAGGAATCGACGGTGGACATCGACGCCCGGCTGAACTCGCTGGCGTCCGACGTGGAAGTGATTCTGACGAAGGCCCGCGGCGATACGGTGAAGCATGGTGAGAACCCCGGCGGCCAGACACGCGGCGGCTGGGCCGAGGACACCCTGCTCGACGCCCGACGTGGCGTGGACGCGGCCCTGACGGCGCATGAGGGCCAGGTCGCGGTGACGGTGCAGGTGCGGTACAGAATAGCCTACAATGACCCGCTCACATCCATCTACACCTACACGGGAGCCTGACATGGCCGACCGATACGAAGATCAGCCCTGCTACCGTATGCTGTCGCACCTTGCCAAGTGGTTCCCTCCCGAGGTCTACCTGGAAATCGGGTGCCGGGAGGGTGACAGCCTGAAGGTTGTGCTGGCGGCTTGCAAGCCCCGCAAGCTCATCATCGCGGACAACTGGGGTACGGAGTGCGGGGGAAGTGGGCGCGGCAACCACGATCATCTACTGCCGCTGGTAGCGGGAATCCCGGAAGTGCTTTGGCTCGACGGCAACAGTCGGTTGACGATCCCATTCTTGAACGCGGAGTGCGTGGATCTCGCCTTCGTTGACGGCGATCACTCGGCGCTGGGCGGGTTGACGGACCTGGTGAACGTGTGGTGCAAGCTGCGCCCGGGCGGGCACCTGGTGTTTGACGACATCTCGCATCCGCAGCACCTGTACCTTCGCGCCGTGGCGACGGCGTTTGCGGCGGCTGTGCAGGCTGAAATCGTGGAAGTGGACACCGAGCACGGGTACGGCGCGATTTGCTTGCGGAAGAGAACGGCGTGAAAGGTGAGCATCCAACCTGTGCGGGCGTCAGAGGCGGCGCTGGCGTCGGGTCCGCGCCGGGGTCAGGCGAGAAATAGCAGGTCCGCCTCCACGTCGAAAAAGCCCAGCCGCCCCTTGACCGGGAACGGCTGGGTTTTTCGCGCGCCGGACAGGATGAAACCCCAGTAGTCGTCTCGCGGGTCCAATGCGCAACACGCCGCCGCCGAGTCAGCCGCGAGGGTGTCCGGGGAATTGACGCCGATCTCCCGACAGTCCACCAGGTCCACCAGGCAGACCGCAGCGCCGCAAATCAGGCCCATATCACGATAGGGGTACCCGGGCCGTTTGGACGCCGCACAAATCAGGAGCGGGCCGTGATAGTTGGTCCGCCAGGTCCGCAACTCAATCGTTTTGATGCCGCGGGCGATCCTGTCCGCCCAGGGCTGTCTCACCGACAGTGCCGTGTATCTCATTTCCGCGCCCTCTTCCGTTTTGCCTTCGCCGCCAGAGATGCGCGGACCGCTGCCAGGCAGAGGTCCATCGTGTACGGGATGTACGAGCCGGTCTCCCACTTGGCCAGGGTCACGCGGTGAACGTGCAGCATGGCCGCGAGTGCCGATTGGGTGAGTTTGTGCCGCTTGCGAAAGTTTTTGAGTTCGTCCGGCGTCATTCCTGCACCGCCTCGGCGAGCGGCGGCTCGCTGTCGCCAGTTGGCGAGTCGGAGCAATCGCCGATCACGTTGTCGAGGTGGACGTGCAATTCAGACAGGCGGGCGAGCGGGATAGAAACGTACCCGCATCGGTTTTGCCCGATGCCTGGCGCCTCATTCGCCCAGCGGTTCAACGTGGCATTGGCGTCGCGTACCGCCGCGAGAAGTTCCGTTCGGTCGTGACTCATCACCAGTGTTCCGGTGTTGTCTGTGAGCGTAATCATTTTCATTCTCTTTTCTCCCGCACTTGGCGGGCGTGGTTGCGAAAGCGCCAACGGAGCCTAACCTGCGCCCGAGTCACCGGGCGCGGGCAAGGCGCCGTTAGACCATATCGTAGATGTCCTGATACTCGACGAAACTTCCGCATCCGATTCCGAGTTTGGCCTCAAGCCGCTTGGCGATGATCTGCGTTTCCTCCGGCGTGGTTTCTCGCCAGAGGCAGACACCAGCCCATATTTTCATACAATGCAAAACTAGTTTGCAGGAAACAGCCCAACCGGCCTCGATGCCATCACCGGCCTCGATGCCATCACCGGCCTGGATGCCCTCACCGGCCTGGATGCCATCACCGGCCTCGATGCCCAAACCGGCCTTGATGCCCGAACCGGCCTCGATGCCCCAACCGGCCTGGATGCCCCAACCGGCCTGGATGCCATCACCGGCCTGGATGCCCCAACCGGCCTGGATGCCCGAACCGGCCTCGATGCCCGAACCGGCCTTGATGCCCCAACCGGCCTTGATGCCCCAACCGGCCTGGATGCCCTCACCGGCCTCGATGCCCGAACCGGCCTCGATGCCCTTTTCGACGACGATACGCTTTTGGAGTGTGATTTTAATGTTCCCCGTCGCCGTCAAACTGCCTGCCAACTCGAAACGCCATCCCTTGTCTACGAGACCGGGATAGTTTTTGTCCACCAACAAATCTGCTTTCGGTTCCATTGCGTCCTGCTTTCTCCCGCACTTGGCGGGCGTTGGTTTCGATCTGCACTTGTCATTACTATATACATCGTAACAATGTAGCCGCAGACTACAAGATAAATCCGCGTGTTTTCGGGATAAATCTTTCATGCCGCCATAAGTCATTATGTAGCTTGCCACTACAATCGAAAAATCTTTCAATGATTTTCGGGGGAAAACCCGCTATGAAAGATTTTTATCGCAAAATCGCCAAACAAAAGGTAAAGTGCAGCCATGAAAATCCACCTCTTCCTCTCGCTGTACCCGGAGAAGAACGAGGCCCGCTGTCAGGACTTCCGGGACTGCCTCGCGAAGAATCAAACGAACTCGCTGATTGATGAGATTTTCATTCTCTGCGAACCGGCTACCGACTGGTCGCGATTCGTCGGACTCGCCGCGGGCCAACGACTGACGATCATCCCCGTTCTCCACCGCCCCACCTACGCGGAGTGCTTCGCCGTTGCTACGAAGGTCGCGGACCCCGACACCATCTCCGTCATCGCCAACGCGGACATCTATTTCGACGAAACCCTTGCGCTCGCCCGACCCATGCGCGACATCGACTGCTACGCCCTCCTGCGATACGAGACGATCCGGTACGAGCGCCCGGACCTCCACATCGTCGGCGAAGTCGGCGGCCAACAGCATTGGGGATTTCGGCCCGACAAGCAGAACCCCCGCGCCCGCGAAGAGCTTTGCAACGGCAGCCAGGACGCCTGGATTTTCAAAGGGCCGATCTTCGTCAAGGGCGCGGACTTCAGCCCCGGCCTGATGAACTGCGACACCCGTATCGCGTGGCAGGCGTCGGCCACTTGCTACCGCGTCTGCAACCCCTCTCTGTCAATCAAATGCTGGCACGTTCACCGGGACTGGCACACGAAGCACAACGAAAAGAAGCTCCCCCCCGGCCCGGAACTGTTCTGCCAGCCCTGCTCACTTTCCGACATCAAATACCCGTGACCCGCTAGGCATAATCCATCCCCGAATCCCTACATTGGGATAAGGAGCTACGATTATGCCACTGGCAACCGCACTACTGACCCGGATGCGCGTTTTGGAATTCAAGACCGAGGCCGCCGCCGGCACCGCCGAAAGCCTCACCACTGCCGCCGGCGTCGTCAACGCATACGACGTCAAAATCGAGCCCAACATCCCCGCGACCGAGCGAGAGGGGCAATCCAACCTATCTCCGCTGGCACCCGTTCCCGGCGCCCGACAAGGCAAGGCGACGTTCAAATCCGAGCTTGTCGGCAGCGGCGTGGCAGCGACGGATCCCTACTGGGCGACCCACCTGCTGACGTGCTGCGGTTTCCCGCTCACGAGCCACACCGCCAAGCCCCTCAGCGGCACCGCGGCAACGGCCACCATCGGCGGATTCCAGTCGGGCCGGTTCCTGTCCCTCGCGGGCGCGATGGGCAAGTTCAACCTCACCGGCGAAACGGGCAAGCCCGCGATGTTCGATTGGGAGTTCGATGGCGTCTGGCAGCCGCCCCAGTCCGTGGCACTCCCGGCCCCGGCCTACCCCGCCGTCATTCCTCCCCGCGTGGCCGGCTGCACGTTCACGATCACCGGCGGCGCGGGCCAGACCGTGATGACGTTCCCGGTTCCCAAGATCGAAATCAGCGTGGAGAACACGCTGTACATGCGCGAGGACATCACCACGGCCAGCGGGTTCGCGGCCTGTTGCATCGTCAACCGCAAGATCACCGTCAAGGTGTCCCCCGAGGCCCTGTCTCTCGGCACCCAGGACTGGTTCGCCAACCACTTGACCAGCGCCATCTACGCCCTGAACCTGGTCATCGGCGGCGCAACTGCGGGCAACTCGTTTACGATCACGGCCCCCAACCTGGTGCTGATGAACCCGCCGGGGTACGAGGATCGAAGCGGCCTGCTGGCCGACTCCCTGGAGTTCCTGGCCTGCCGCAGCACGTCGGCCGGCGATGACGAACTCTCAATCGCGATTGGATAGGACATAGGACCATGATGCAAATCAGAAATTCCGGCCAGATTTACAACCTCACGTCGGCCCTGTTCGGCAACTCGGACGATGCCCGCGCGATTCTTGGCCGCGTCAACTCCGATACATGGTGCGGCTTCGCCCCCCGGACGGTCTACGCGAAGGCCCTGACGGTCGCTCAGGTGGGGCAGGACTGGCAGATCACGAGCATTGTCTGGCAGACGGCCAACAACAGCCCGTTCCCCGCCGTGGCGTTCACCCCGTCGCTGTCGTTCGCCCTGGTTCCCCCTGTGGAGAAAACGTAATGCTTGCCCTGGACCCGAATCAGACGGCGGAAATCAAGTTGACCCTGGACCCGGCCCGCGTGTTTCGCGTCCGGTTCCTGACGTGCAGGGAGACGCTGGCCTACTCCGTCGCGCACGCGGCCGCGATCAAGGAAACCGACGAAGCCACGAGCCTGCAAATGTTCCTTGACCTGTTGGCGCCCGTGGTGGCCGACCCCAAAGACCTGGCCGACGTGCTGACCCCCGGCGAAGCGTGGGAACTGGCCGCGAAGATCCCCGTCGCCATCATGCTGGCCGAGTCGGATAAAAAAAAATCCTACTTGCAATCGCAATCCGATGGGGTGAAGGATGCGAACACGACCGGGCAACCGGCAAGTGCATCGACCCCCCCAGCCCCGCAAGCCCCGTAATCCTCAAAAATCACGACTGCCCGGCTTGCGGTGGAAACGAGCCGGCCGCGCGGGACTGCAAATCCTGCATGGGCACGGGCAAGGTGCGAGTGACGCAATGCCTGTTCGAGTCAATCACGGCCGACGTGTGGGAGCTTCTGGAAGCCATGAACGACGCGGACCACGGCAATCTTCCGGTGCATGGCGGGACTCTCGATCAAACCCGCGTGTTCACGGAATCCCTCCGATACGCCCGCGAGTTGAACGACCGATGCAAGGTGCAATATGAGCGAAGGTAGCGACCAAGCCGTAAAAATCCGTGTGCGGGCCGTCGATGAGACGGGCGATGCTTTCGCCAAAGCGCGGATGCAGATGGTCAACCTGCAAAAGCGGGAGAAAGAACTTCGCCAAGAGGCCGCGAAGGAGATGCAGTCGGGGCCGTCTCGGGCGGCGATGCAGAAGATCAAAATAGCTGACAACCTCCAGGCCATCGAGCAAATCAGGTCGCAGGAATTGGCCGGTCGGCAAGCTCTCGCTCAACGTCTGGCCGCGTTCAAGGCGGAGCGGGCTGAAGAGCGGGCCATCGACGCAAAATCCGGCGGCCCAGGCGGCGGCGGGGAAGGGCTAAACAGCCGTCGCGAGATGCGACATATTTTGCGAAGCGGCGCGGGCATGGCTCTGGGGCAGGGCGGCGGTGAAATCGGGAACATCGCCAGCATGGGAGTGATGATCGGCGGCGCGGCAGGCGTGGCCGTCGCTGGCCTCATGCTGATCGGGGAGGCGTACAAATCCAGCGTAGAGGCGGCGAAGAAACTTGCCGAGACCCAAAAAGAGTACAACAAGGAACTGCGGGAATCTGCGGAATGGTGGGGCAAGGAAACCGCGCACGACACCACGTCGATGGGCGGGAAGTACCGTGATCGCGCGAAAGAACTGCGCGAAAAGGCGGCGTCGATCAAAGACGCTGCGGCTGAGGCCGAATCGACCAAGGGGCAAATCAGCAAGGCTACCGAGGGATGGGCAAGAATTTTCAGTGGCGAATCCGGCACAGAGGGCACTGCCGCCGACACCACGAACGCGGGAAAGAATCGGACCTTGATTCGCCAACGTCAAGAGGCCGCGAACCAAGAAGCCGAGATGACCACGAAGATGGAGGAGCGGGAGGAGATCGTCAACCGCCTCCGCAAGAGCGAGGAGCGGTCGGCCGGAATCAAGAAGGCCGAAATCGCGGGCATGGCCCCCGGCGTGGCAAAGGAGCGGGCGGCCCTGAAGGCGGAAGCCGACGATCAAACCCGACTGCTGGCGGATCGTCAACGGGACCGAAAGCAGAAAATCAAGGATGAGCACGATGTTGCTCTTGCAGCGGCGGCCCGCGCTCCCAAGAAACACGTCCAAAAGATTCTGGCTGACAAGGCCGATGAAAAATTCAACAACGATAATGTGGCCGCCGACCTGGAATCCATGAATGAGCGGCGTGACCTGAAACAATTGAACCGCCTCAAAGATGCCGCGCTCGACGCGACCTTGAAGCGTTCCGAGGCCGCCGCCGCCGCGAGCGCGGACCAGGCCATGATCGGAGCGACTGAGCGGGGGTATCAGGCGAAGTTGGACGTGCTGAAGCGCGGCCAGCAGCAGGAGCTTTCCAGCTTCACCGGCACCGACGCCGAAAGAATATCGCTGGTGAAGAAGCAGACGGCGGAATTGCTGTCCCTCCAGCGCGAAGAGAACGACGCCCTGCTGGAAATGGATCAGGAGTTGGCCCGCAAGAAAATGGCCCTGCGCGATACCGGCGGGGTCATCGCCCTTCGCCAAGGTCACATGATGTTTGAGGCCGAAATTCAGGCCATGAAGAACCAGCGCGACGAACGAAACAAGGCGATCCAAGACGAACATAAAAAGGCGGACATCGAGGCCAAGGGCGATCCGAAGAAGATTCGGGAGAACGCAGCGAAAGCCGCCGCCGACCAAGCGGGCAACGAGCAGGAGGCCAACAACAGAATCCGAGAGGCGAAGGAAGCCCACGCCCGCGAGGTTGAGAATATCGAGTGGGAGACGGCACAGACGGTCATGGAGACGAAGGACAAGGCGGCGGTCATTGCCTTGCGGGCCCAGCACAAATACTTCGCCGCCGACCAAACCGAAATCGCGAACCACCTGAAGGAAAAGCAGGCCGCGATCCAGGCGGAAGCGGATCGGAAAATCGCCGCCGATAAGACCAACGCCAAGAAAATCCAGGCCGGCGCCGATGCGAAGAAGGAAGCGGCAAAGCAGGACGCGGCGATCTCCCTGAAGGAACTCCGGGACAGGCGCCTGCGCGAAAGCCTTTCGCTGTCGCTGGCGCAGGGCGGCGTGAGCGGGCACCTGACGGGCGCGCAGGCGATCTCCCGCGAGATGAACAATCCGGGCCGGGCATTGCTGGGGGCGCACGCATCCGAAAAGCCAATGACGCAGCAGCAGGGCGGCGACCTGATTACCGCAGTCAAGGGCCTGGTGGACGTTTTCCGCAACCACCCGGCGTCGGCAGTTGAAGCCTTGCTTGGGAGTAATTGAAATGGCGATAGTCGTAACGAGACCATGGAGCGGACTGAAGGCAACCCGCGGCGACCCCCGCACGACGGAAATGGCATGGGATGTCTGGTTCAACGGGGCGGACTCCCCCGGCGATCCAACCACGGCGATCAACTCTTCCGGCGTGGCGCAGAACCAGACTGCCTCACTGAACGAGTCCGGTTCGACGATGCTGTTCTACTGCCAGAGCATTTCAGCGGCCCCGGCCGGCTTTGGCGTCTACCGAGTGACGGCGTACTTCGCCACCACTCCAAAGGGCTGGTTTCCGAATCCGGCGTTTCCAACTTCCGAGCCGAAAGAGTACCTCTTCGAGCCGGCCAGCACGTCCGAGCCGGTGGACCGGGACATTTTCGGCAACGTCATTGCGAACACGAACAATGATGTTTATCAGTCTCTCCCGTCGAAATTCTTCCCGCTGCTCAATCTGACGATCCGGTACAACGTGGCCCTGGGCGACTTCGATATGGGCGGCCTGGAAACGTACCAATGCACCGTCAACGGCAGCGCCTGGACTTTTGGGCCGTCCGGCGCGTGGAGTGTTGACGCTGGCGAGGCGTTCTGCAAGGGTATCCGCCCGATCACGGAGGTTACAAACCAGTCACCCTACATTCGCCTGGAGGGGCAGTGGGAGTTGCGGCCGGGCATTGCCATCGGCGGAACACCGGCGATTGCGGCTGACAGCGACGGCCTGATGGACGGGTTCAAATACCGCGTTTTGAACGCGGGCCGCCGATGCTATTTCAACTCTGGTTCTGGGCCTCAAATGGGCGACGTGATTTACAAGGCGTCGGGGTTGAACCAGGGCTTGCGCGTGCAGGACGATATTCGGTTCAACGTGGACGGGACGCCGGTGGACGGCGCGAGCTACGCCGTGATGGACGCATGGGGAAACATGCAGGTGCCCATTGCCACTCCGGGCTTCCCGACGCAGCCGATCACCACGGAAGTTATCGGAACCGGCGTTATGAAGGCAGTCTTCATTCACTACCAGCTTTATGCGACGGCGGATTACAACGACCTGGACCTGGACACATGATTCTTCCAACTCGAAAAGACGCCGAAATCCTCCGATCGAACATCGGCAAGGTGAACCAGTCGCGTGGCGCTGGCGTCCACAATTCCCCCGGCGGCATCGTGACGGCAGGGAGCTTCAAGCGGGAGCGGAGGAACGACCAGTTTACCGGCAAATCCCCGCTTGTGAAGCTGACGCAAACTGGCGGGACTGGCGGCGATGCAACCCATATATGCTCCTTCACCTACAGCGTGTTCCAACTGGACGGGGCGACCGCGTTAAAGGATTCCAGCGGAACGGCGTACACCGTGCAAGCCCCGATTGCGTTCAGGTCGGCTTATGGTCTCCGCACCGCCGCGACGTATGGCTTGTGGGATTTCACGAACAAGGTTCTTGCCGTCGCGTTTGAGGAGGATTCGACGGGAGGGACTTGTCCATGATTACCTACTCTGGGCACTTCCTGGTCGATTCGACCGGCAAGCGGATCACCAAGAGCGACGGTTCGCAGCTGGTTTTGGGGCCGCAGAAGATTGTGGCCACTGGTGGGGTAACTGGCACTTATTTACTAGATTCTTTAATAACCAATAACCCATCGACAGGAGATTGCTTTTATTCCTATGGAAATCAGTATCCCAGTGCCATCGGTATTGGTGTGGTGCATCACGCGGATGGAACCTGGGCCACAATTTTCGGCCATGTGTTTTATTATTGGCCGACAACAGGACTTTCCATTGGCGATACCTGTGTACCTTCTGGTTCTGGCATAGTGGCCACTACCCCGGAAACCGACTTGACCTTCTCTTGCCCATGACCTGCAAAAACGACAAGCCGATGCGCGAGCAAATCCTGGCGGCCGCCAAGACGCCGAGGGAATTGTTCATCCATCGGTTTTCAAGATGTTGCCACGCGACCGAGTGCGGGCGGCTCTGTGAACGGCTGATAAAAGGTCCGGGTAAAACAGAGGTCAAGTGCTGGATGAACTACCCCAACACGCCCGCCTCGATGCTGGACCTGTACGTGAAACTTGAAGAGCGGGATTTCTTTTGTCCCGCAGGACTGTTCTAATGAAAACGCTCCGCTTCTACAATTGCAGCCACATCGGAGACGCCCTAGCGGATTCGATCCTGTTCAACGCCCTGGCCCCTCTCCCGATCCAGTACATGACTCATCCGAGGAATCTTCCCCACGTCCGCGAATGGTTCGGCCCGCACGTCGAACTCACTCCCTACATGCCCCCGGGCGCGGAGGAAATATGGATCACCCACACGCTGCACGGCGGCGTCAAGGGCGCGGATAAGTTTCACCCCGGCATGAGAGCGCACAAAACCCCCCACATTTACAACCAGGTCTATTTCGACCACTTCCGGGCGATCTGCGAGCGGCACCAGCTTGATTTCCCATTCAGGACGAAAGACGACATTTGCCACACCCAGCCGGAATTGAACCGGCCCGGCGACGGCGAATACCTCTGGGACTGGCTCATCGTCAATTCGGAGTGTCTCAGCGGCCAACTGGAGCGGTGGGACGAGGCGCGGCTGGCCGAGATATGCCTCTCGCTCCCCGGTCGCGTAATCACCACGCACCCCGTCCCCGGGCTGCCCTGCACGCGCCAGGAGGCCCCCAGGCTGTTCGACGTGGCAAAGGTGGCTGGTAGGTCAAGAATCGTCGCCGGGATCAATACCGGGCCTCTGTGGGCCTGCCTGACCCGTCAGATGGTGGAGCGGGCCGAGCGGATCGTGACGGTGGACCGCGAACATGGATTTTTCTACGAGGGGAAGAGCATCTGGTGTCGAGACCTGGACGAGTTCAGCATTTGCCTCGGTAACATCCGGCGGCAATTTTCAGCTTCCAGGTGAGTTGACGCAGGGCGTTCTCCGTCCGCAAACCCGACCAATGGAAGTGCCGGGCGATCTTTGCCTTGTTGAGCCGGCCGCTGGGGAGCGTGAAATCGTAGTGTTCTGCGGCGGCCAAGAGGTGATTGGCGTCCCCCCGCGAGTGTGTTCTGGTTCTGCCGATGAGATCCCGCCGTTCAATTTCGTCCCTGAAATCAACCGGTTCTGCTCTCATGGCCGCGTATTATAGGTCTGGATAACCCCAGCGTCAACCCTACATTGGGATTGAGGAGCAATTTTATGGCAGACAAACGAGACGGATGGCCCAACCGGGCACAGTGAAGTGAGAGAATGGAAATGACGGAACGAGAAACGAATGACCTGAAGGAATGGGCTCGGCAGATGGTGACGATAGCCATTGGCGAGTCCACCCGCCAAATGACGGAGTGCATTTACGGTAAGGCGATCCCCGGCCATGAACGGGACTGCCGGCATTGGTTCGCGATCAAGATTTCCGCGATTGTGTTGAGCCTCGTTATCTCATTCCTGGGCATCGGCAACATATGGGGCTTTACCGCCCTGCTCAACGCCATCAACAGCGCCAAGGCGTCGGCGGCTGGTTCGGCGGCGGGAGCGCACACGGACTCGGAGACGGCGCACCAGGACACGAAGAAGTGACGAAGGAAAACAGGTAGCATGAGCCAATACACCGAAACGGGAATTGCCAACGCGACGGCCGAGGCGCTTTCGGCCGCCGAGGTGCGGGCCATGCCCTACGCCGGCATCGCGGCCCTGTGCGGCGTGGTGCTCGGGCAGCCGGGCAACACGTCGCCGGCGGATTTCTTCTATGTCGCCGAGGCGGCCCAGATCGCGGCCGCCCTGGACGTGATCTCGGCCCAGGCGCAGTGGGACAAGATGGAACTGGCCCTCCAGGCGGCGGGGCTGTCCGTGGCGCAGATCCTGTTGGACATTGGCCAGCGCCCCGGAGGTGAGGCATGAACTATACCGAATTTTTCGTTGTCCCCACCAGCGTGGACGCCACCGCCCTCAACACCAACGGCGGCGATGGACTGCCGAGTATTGGCCCCTTTCCCCCATCCGTAATGTCAGGGACTTCTACAATTACTTGGCCTGGGGTTGATTTAAGTGTCCTAGTGGTTAATGGTCGTTTTGCAACCTGGGACATCAGCGGAGCAAAACTGAGATTCAAATTCACGAGTGCAATTACCTACGGCGGCGTGAATAGTACGGCAACTGTAGCAATGACGGATGGTAGTTCGTTGCCCACAGGAACAGTCATGATTCATGTTGGAGGTTCTTGGGCCGACCCTTCGATGGTCGCAGGACTGACCACCGCGTCGGTCAACGCGGCAGGCAACCCACCCCGCCTGAACATCTACGAACCGGCGACCTACGGCGTGGGTATGACCATCACGGCCAACTTCACTCCGGCGATCCCCTTGACCATCTCCGGCTACCACACCACGCCGGGTGATCTGGCAGGCACCATGACCGCGCCCCTGATCCAACAGAACTCTGGCATTGTTACAAATGGTCTTGTCGAAGTGGATTCGTCGTATGTCACCATCAGGAACATTTACTCCTCCACAACGCAGAGCGGGGTTCGTGCTTTCTTCTCGTCGAGCCACAACTATGTCGCCCTCATCAACTGTACGGCCAATTCTACGGCGGGGGCCGCTATTCAGTTGGCTTCGATCTATGGAGCACTAATAGACGGATGCCTTATTATCACGGGAGGAGACGCGGGCCATTCGGCCATTGGCGGCTCGTCTTCAATGACTCTTGTGCGGACTCGGGTAGCCGGAGTCAACGCGGCAGCGGCATCCTTGGGTGCGGTGAGTGTTTCCTACGGCACCGGGATAGTGATTGAGGACTGCGTCTTTTACAACTTCACCGCTGATGCCATCGTTCTGGGGGTAGGAAACCAGGGTGTCATCATTCGCAACAACACCTTCCACAACGTTACTGGAAACGCGATCAATGCCGGAGCGCTTACGGACCTAGGTGGATTGCTGATCGAGGGAAACATCTTTTCGACAGTGACCGGAAATATCATCCACAGCACATCAGCTTCAAAGGTGAATGCTGTACGATTTTCAGATAACGTGATCTACAACTGTGGCACGACATTCTCCACGCCAGTCTTAGACAACTCCGAGGACATTCTGACGAGCAACCCGTTCACCACGGGCGAGACGCTATCGGCGGCGGCCGTGCAGCACCCGATCCTGATGGCCGATGGGACGACCTACAACTACCCGACGCTGGGGGCCGTGCAGGCGCAGATTACCTACCCCGCTGGCGCAAACACCCAATCGGGCGCGGCGGCCTATGGCATCAACGCCAACAGCGTAACACCGAGTTACCCCACGTCGGCGGCCAGCTACGCCGTCCAACTTGCGCTCGACAAGGCCGTGGTCGCGGCAGAGGCGGCGGGGGTCATCCTGGGCACTCAATTCACTTGGCGCGATGCGGCAGTCACCACACCGGGAACCTACAATCTTCCCCCGCAGGATCACGTCCTGCAAACCGGGACACCCTACTACGGTGTCACTGGCAGCCTGATCGACGGGCTGTATTCGTCCACCATCGTCATCGACCTTGAGGTCAGCGACGTGGCATTGGAGGTCGCATGATTCGCACGGCAATCATCAAGGGATTCCAAAACGGCACCCAGGGCCCGGCAGACGCGGCGCCGACGATCACCGTCACCCGCAACGACACCCAGGCCGTCGTCCAGAGCGGCACAGCGACCCTCCACGGCAGCGGCGCGGCCACCGTGTACACGTTCGACTGGACCGAGCCGACGGCGCCCGTCACCGGGTACACCTACGCCGTGGCCGGGACCATCGACGGAGCGCCCGTCACTCGAACCGTCACCAACATCGCGGGCACCCCGACGCCGACGAACCCTCCGGGGACCGTGCAGATGTCGGGCACGGTCACGGACGGCAATGGCAACCCGATTGCTGAGACGATCATCTTCCAGGCGACGGACGTTTCCGCCGCGGGGCAACTGACGATGGGCGCCATCGTGCAGGCAACATCCAACTCTTCCGGCGCCCTGTCGATCCAACTCCTCCAGAACACGAGCTACCGGGCGCGTGGCCTCAATGCGGCGGCGAATCCCGCGTGGCAACTGTTCACGACGGGCGCCACGGACGGCCCGCTCCCCGGTTTCGTCGTACAGGAATCTTAAAGTCGCCGCCCGATCCTGCCGATGTATTGGGCATGAACACACTACCCCCGCCGCGAAGCGCCACCGAGTTGGTAATCGACCTGGACGCGAGCGAACTCCGATTGCTCTACGGTCGCCGACTCTGGCGCCTGCAATCCCTCCGCGAGCTGGGCGCGCCCGCCAACATCATCGACCGCGAGGCCGCGATGGTTGACGAGGCCCGCGCCGCCTGGCTCCTGACGAGAGGGTGAAAGATTATTTTATTTGTGGCCGGAATTTTGTTGACGAATGTTAAACGGTTGTTTACACTGTGAAACATGATCGAAAAACGAGACAGCATGATCGGTGTCCGTGTGACGAAATCGGAACGATTGATTCTTGTTTCCAAGGCGGCTGCTGCAAACAAGCGACTGTCTGATTACCTTCGGGTGTCCGCTTTGAACGCCGCCCCCGCGAAGAAGGGATCGAAGCATGTCGGAAAATGAGAAATGCCCGCGGTGCGGTGAAGACGCCCATGACGATGATATTTGCATCGAATGTGGTATAGCCTACGAATTGGATGGCAGAGAGCCTGTAGACTGTCGGTGTTGGCCGTGTGCAATTGAGGACTTGAAACGTCAGCTTGCTGTCGCGAACGGGCGTGCAGAATCGGTAGGACACGAACTCGCGGCCTTCGTCGAACTCCACAGCCAGTTGCAGGACCGCGTGACAGAGGCCGCGAAGCGGGTCGGCGTTGATATGGACGCTCCCGGCGTAGGCATCATGGGCCTGCCGCAGTTGAAAGGCTGTGAGTGATACGTGAAGATGACATTGCCGAAAGATTGTCCGCGAAAGCCTGACGGTTGCCAATTAGCCGGCACTCGATTCTGTCTGGTGCTGACAAGCCTTCGGAAAAGTGGTATTCAGGAAACTTGCACCCCGATGGAAGAACTACCACGTAGCCCTCTGGTGGCGGACACGTTGCCAGTGGGCATTGAATAGGAGACGAGATGAAAGCGAAACTGACGAAGGAACGGCGCCGCCGCCCTCGCCGCGAAGGAAACCCAAACCGCCGGGAACCCGGCAGAAACGAGCAAGAAATGAAAGCGATTGTGACCCTACTGGCCGTGGCCCTGATTGGAATTGCGAGCGCGGGCTGTAGCCCATCTATCGGGCAATGGGTTGCCCGTGGCACCACCGGCGTCCAACTGGCACAGCAGAATCAAACCGCGTGGTATCAGGCGGAAAAGGCCAGCTTGAACAAGGCCCGCAACGCCTCGGTCAACGCCTGCTACACAGACACGATCAACGCCTTTGCCAACGGCGTAGCTACCTCACAGCCCGCCGGCACCAAGGCCGTGACCGCCCAATGGGTGAACGACCAGCGAACCGTTCTGTTGGCCACCCTGAAAGCCTACGACGCGGAGAATGCGGACCTGGACGCCAAGTATGCCACGGCCATGCAGAACCTTGGAAGCGTCACGGAGTGCTTCACCGAGATCAATCGCCTAAACGTCGTTTGGGCAACGCAGGCCGACCAGTTGGCCTCCGACCTGTCCTCGCTCAATTCCATCGTCTCCCAGTTGCAGGCGCAACAGGCGGCGAAGACGACGACCGGCAAGTAAACCTGACCGAAACCTTTAACCCCTTTTGGAGACCTAACAATGTCAGTAGCCCAAGATCAAATTCTCAATGCCCTGACCATCGACGCGAAGATTTTTGAGTTGGAACACCCCGCCCAGTACGCGGACATCGTGAACCATTTCGGCGACGATCAGGTTATCGTCGGCGTCCAGGCGGCGCTCGCCAACGACGCGGCCTACCTGAAATTGGTTGCCGAGACGGACGCCGAGGTGTCGCTGGCGAATCTCGCCACGATGCTGTTGCCGTTCTTCACGAAGATCATCGGCACGATCATCGGCGGCGCGGCCATCGGGCTGTAGTCCGTTCGCGGCGGTGGCCCTGCCTTGCGTGGCAGTAGCACCCCAGGGAGTTGCGAGACTCCCCGCCGCTTTTGAAGGAAAGGAAACGATATGCTGATGACCCTCGAAACATTCCTCTGGCGTGTGGCCGTGGCGCTGGCCATTGCGGGGTGCCTGCTATGAACCAGTTCAACCCGCCCCAGCACCTTCCCGGCCTGACCAACTTCGCCCGCGTGAGCGACGACCTGTACAGGGGAGCTGAGCCGACGCAGGAGGGGCTTGCCTATCTCGCCACGATCGGCGTCAAGACCGTGTTGAGCCTGTGCGAGTTCTACGACCTGGACTGGTTTGATCCAGGGCACGTCAGGTCTTTGGGCATGGGCTACGTTTCCCGCCCCTGCAATCCTTGGCATCCTGAATTGGAAGATGTATCGTGGTTCTTGAGAATCTTGACCACGACCCTCCTGCCAGTTTACATCCACTGCCGCCAAGGGTGCGACCGCACCGGACTCCTGATAGCCTGCTACCGAATCTCCGTGCAGGGCTGGCCGAAAAAGGATGCGATAGCGGAGTTGCGGGCCTTCGGCTACCACGAATCGACGTACCCGCAAATCCTGAAATTCATCGAGGAATACCAACCATGACCCGCGCCCAAACCATTTTCGTGCTGTCCTACATCGTCCTGTGCGTGATCGGCTGCTGCCTCGCGCCGGGGTGTACAAACACAGGTCCGACGAACATTCCGGCCACGGTGACGCTGCACGTGGACAACCTGAATATCACACTGACCATGCCGCCGGGTTCCATCGTGATTCCACCCGGCGCGGTCAGCGTCCCGATCAATGTGACGATCAACGGCAAGCTGCTGACCCCCTCCCCGGCGAGCCAGCCGGCGAAGGAGAAGCCGTGAACCACAAAGGAAAATACTACAGCGGATGGGGCATCCGTCATCGAGACGATACTTTTCTTCCAGTGCTTTTTTCAAGTAGAACCGGCGCACTCGAATATGCAGCAATGCTTTCACCAGAAAACAGAAAGCGTCTTTACTGCACCGGCGTTTGTGTTGATTCGATCATTGGCAAATTATCCATCGAGAGGACCGTGCTGTGCCCATTGTCCTCCCCGGCGAAGGAGACGGAGAAGTGAAATACTGCCCGTCCTGCACAATGCCGTTGAATCGAAACAACACCACTGGCTTCTGCTATAAGTGTTACGGCAAGGCTTTTAAGATCGGCCCCATGCGTCGAAGGTTGGCGATAATGGAGGTTGAACGCAAAAAAGCGATAGCCTTGATTCTTGAAGTCCGGGATGATTCGCCGACAGACAGCGACCGATTCAAGAAGTTGGACTTGGCGTACTACCACTTGTATAGCCCGGAAGATGATGGTGACGCACATCCTGATGCCGCCCCATCGTCCTCTGGGCAAGGCGCGGGAGGCGGGAAGTGACAGTTAAAGAACTCATTGTCGAATTGCAAAAACATCGTGTGCCTGTTCGCGTGTTATGACCCGCCGCCCGTGGTGGGACGACGGCTTTCACCTCGTCGTCAACGAAGAGATACGAAGTTTCTGGGAACACTTTAAGGAGCATCGAATGAGCATATCGGAACATCTTGAGGCTTGGTGGAACGAGATCGAAGGCGTGACGGGTTTTTACCATGCTCATGCCCCCGCGATTCACTCGATGGTCACCACGGCCTACTCCATGCTGGCGTCGATGCAGGCGCTGCACCTGGTGAACATGGCCGCGTACCCGACGCTGGCGGCTTGGCTGGCCTTCGCTGCAACCGTTTTCGGCGTGACGGGCATCGCCCTGATCCCGCACTCGCGGACTGTCCAGGCAACTCAACGGCTGGCCCGAGAGATGCACACGATGCTGTCGGACGTGGAGATCACCGGCGACAGGAACACCGGCAACAGGAACACCGGCAACAGGAACACCGGCAACTGGAACACCGGCGACTTGAACACCGGCGACTTGAACACCGGCGACTGTAACACCGGCAACTGTAACACCGGCAACTGTAACACCGGCGACTGTAACACCGGCGACAGGAACACCGGGTTTTTCTGCACCGAAACCCCATCACCGACGTTTTTTGACACGCCCTGGACTGGCGGCACCCACGAACAGGCCAGAGAGTTAGTCCCCTATGTCGAATTATCCGTGGGCGCCGCCTGGACGCCGACCGAGAAAATGACGGACGCCGAAAAGAAGGCAAACCCGAATCACACGACCATCGGCGGGTTCCTCCAAGCCCAAACGCTGACGATTCAACAGGCGTTCCCGCTGGCGTGGGCGAAGATGGACGAAGCCACGAAACAAAGATTCCTCGATCTACCGAATTTTGACGCCGAGAAGTTCCTGGCCTGTACCGGCGTTGACGTGCGGAAGCCCACTGTTGAGATCGTAGTAGATGGCGTCAAGTATCGACGAGTCGAATAACCCCGGCTTGACCGGAGAAGGAGCAAAGACATGAGTCGAATGTTAGGAAAACTTGCACCGCGTATCGACCGCCGAACACTCAAGATCGAATCGTACATGCCAGAACTGCCGCCGTTTCCCGACGCCGTTGACTGGTCCTCTGCCGTCACCGTGCCGTGGGGCGTCTACTTCAACGACGCCGAGGGCGATTGTACGATTGCCGGAACCGCCCACATGGCCATCACCTGGACGGCCAACGCGGGCGCCGTCGTCGTCCCCGACCCCGCTGGGATCCAAATGGGCTACATCACCATCACCGGCCAGGAGGGCGCCGCCTTCGATCCTGTCACGGGCGCGAACGACAACGGATGCGTCGAACTGGACGTGCTGAACGAGTGGAGGAAAAACGGAATCGCCGGACATACCATCGTCGCGTACGCGTCGGTCCATACGCACAACGTCAACCACGTCAAGGCGGCGGTCAACATCTTCGGCGGGCTGTACATCGGCGTGGCGTTGCCCGCGTCGGCGCAGAATCAGGACGTTTGGGACGTGACGACCGGCCCCGACTCGGAAGCGGGTTCGTGGGGCGGCCACTGCGTCAACGTGGTCGGCTACGATGCTGACGGCCTAACCGTGGTGACCTGGGGCGCGACCAAGCGCATGACCTGGGCGTTCTGGCTGGCCTACGTCGATGAAGCCTACGCGGTTCTGTCGAATGACTTCCTGACCACGGCGGGGACTACGCCGGGCGGATTCGACCTGGCGGCGCTGACGCGGGACCTGAAAGCTGTTACGAACTGACCCCTCCCCGGCCGGCGTCTCTCTCACCTTGACGATCCCGGCCTTCGCAGCCGGCCCGGTGGCGCAGAAATGGGTCACCGGGCTATTTTTGGAGCGACGATGAGCGTTGAGATTATCCAGGGCGAAGAATTAGCCATGCCGATCAAAACCTTGGTGCCCTGGTTTGGCAACAAGCGGACACTCGCCCCGCTGATCGTGGCTGAACTCGGCAAACACCGGAGCTATTTCGAGCCGTTCTGCGGCGGCTTGGCCGTGCTGCTGGCGAAACCGGAATCGTCGCATGAGAACGTCAACGACTTGCACGGCGACCTGATTAACCTGGCCCGCGTGGTGCAAGATCCAACGATGGGCAGTAAATTCTATCGTCGGATGCGCCGCGTGTGGTTATCGGAGGAGCAATTCCTGGAGGCCCGCGAAACGATCATCGCTGGCGAGTGCCCGGCCAACGTAAATTTTGAGCGGGCCTGCGCATTCTTCTTTGTCGGCTGGTTCGGCCGCAATGGAGTGCTGGGCACGAAGTCCTGCAACTTCGGATTCTGTGCCCGATGGACGCCAAACGGCGGGCATAGCGGCAAACGGTTTCAATCAGCCGTGCAGTCAATCCCGGCCTGGCGGCAACGGATGCGACGGCTGACAATCTTGAAGCGAGACGCTTTTGAAATGCTGGCCGACATTCAGGATTGCGCAGGAACGGTCATCTATTGCGACCCGCCATATCTGGTCAAGGGTGCGAGCTACCTGCACGATTTCAAGTTGGCCGATCATCAACGGCTGGCCGATGCCGTGGCGAAGTTTAAGACGGCCCGTGTGGTCGTCAGCTACTACGATCACCCGCTATTGTCCGACCTATATCCCGGCTGGGCGCAGGTGAAGATCAACGTGACGAAGGCCCTGGCACATTGTCAGAACCGAGAAAAGAATGACACAAAGGCCGTGGAAGTCCTACTCATCAACGGCCCGTCATTCACCACTCAAGGCGATAAGCTGTTCGCATGACCATGGAGAGCAAGATGGAACCTGTGATTTTGGACGACTTAACGGCTCCTTTTCCGTGGTTTGGCGGCAAGCGGCGTGTGGCCGATCTTGTTTGGAACGCCTTGGGGCCGGTCGACAACTACGTCGAGCCGTTCGCGGGTTCACTGGCCTGCCTCTGGGCGCGGCCCGATGACCGCTGGCAGACCGTGACCGAAACAGTCAACGACGCCGACTCGTACCTGTCGAATTTCTGGCGGGCATTGTCGGCGGACCCGGAGGAGGTAGCCCGTTGGTGCGACTGGCCGGTCAATGAGACGGACCTGCTCGCCCGCCACCTGTGGCTCGTCAATACCGGGCGCGAGCGAATCGCCAAGATGGAAGCTGACCCGGAATTTTACGACGCGAAGGTCGCGGGCTGGTGGGTGTGGGGCATCAGTGCATGGATAGGATCGGGTTGGTGCAGCGGGAACGGACCTTGGAAGATTATCGACGGAGAGGTGCGCAAACTGCCCCACCTGGGCAACGCCGGCCTGGGCGTCAACCGCAAACTGCCCCACCTGGGCGACGCCGGCCAGGGCGTCAACCGCCAACTGCCCCACCTGGGCAACGCCGGCCTGGGCGTCAACCGCCAACTGCCCCACCTGGGGGACTACTTCCAAGCCCTCGCCTGCCGCCTGCGCCGCGTCCGCGTCTGCTGCGGAGATTGGGCGCGGGTTGTCACCAACGGCGCGATGGCCTACGGTGACTCCGTGGGCGTGTTCCTTGACCCCCCCTACCTCGGCGACGTGCGGACGAAAGACCTGTACCGCGTGGACGATCATTCGATCAGCGCGGCCGTCCGCGATTGGGCGATTGCTCACAGCGACGACAAGCGGTTGCGGATCGTGCTGGCTGGTTACGCTGAGGAACATCAGGACTTCATGCCCGCAAGCTGGCGCGTCCATGAATACTCCGCGAACGCAGCCTATCAGACAGCCAACGGTGGCGGCGTCAACGCGGCGAACCGCCACAACGAGCGGCTCTGGTTCTCGCCCCACTGCATAACTGGCGACAATGAACCCCTCCTCTCCCAGCGGGCACGGCCACTGTAAAAGATTTTCATAGATATTTCTAAGATTTTCTTTGACTATCACGCCGATGATGATACTATGCCTCTTGAAAGGCACACAAACACATGGCCAAACCGAAAGAATCAGAACTCACATCAATCCAGGTTCGCGCGGACAAGAAGCTACTGGAGGGCATTGATCGGACTGCCGCCCGCAAGAGTTGGTCGCGGACAAATGCAGCCGTCGAGTTAATCCGCTGGGCGCTCTCAGCCTCCAAGGGCGGGAGGAATATCTGATGATCTACCTTGCCAGTCCATACTCCCACCCGGACAAGACCATCGTCACCCGCCGATTCGCCGCTGTCTGCAAAGCGACGGCAGAAATGATGCGGCGCGGCCACCACGTGTTTTCGCCCATCGCGCACAGCCACGTCATAGCGAAGATCGGAAAGCTGGACCTCGGCTGGGAGTTTTGGCGGGACATCGACTTCGCCTGGATTCGCGCGTGCGGCCATTTGTGCGTGTTCACCCTGGACGGCTGGCGGGATTCGGTTGGCGTCCAGGCTGAATTGAGTTTTGCCGTGAGCCTGCAAATTCCGATCTATATGCGTTCGCCAGCCGAACTCAGAATCGCCGACGTGCATGTCGGCGGGGCAGGCACCCCGCTTGTTAAGATCGGCCAGGGCACGAGTGAGACGACCATTGAAGGGACGGACCTGTGAGCGCGAGGATTGCGGCGACGATAGGGCAGGAAGCGAGAAAACGTAACACTGTGTGCATTATTTCAGATGATTAGCCCGGCGGCAACCAAACCCCCGGCTATGGACCTGGAAATTCCAATAACCAGCAAGAAAGGACCGTTTTATGCCGCAACATGTGATTTCCCTTAGTGTCACCAATTTCAAAAAGATCAAGGCCGCTGTCATTGACGCCGCCGGCCGTCCGGTGGTCGAGGTCGCGGGCAAGAACGCCGCTGGCAAATCATCCGCCCTGGACGCCATCGAGGCGGCGCTGGCGGGGGCGCGGGCAATCCCTGAGCGTCCTATCCGCACCGGGCAGGAAACCGCCCGGATCGTCTGCAAGCTGGACTCCTACACCGTCACCCGCACCTTCGAGGCTGACGGCACCAGCAAACTGATCGTCGTGGACAAGGACGGCAAATCCCCCGGCGGTCAGACGTTCCTCGACACCCTGACCGGCAAGGGCATCGCCTTCGACCCGCTGGCCTTTCAGCGCATGGAGGCACCCAAGCAGCTTGAAACGCTTCGCCGCCTCGTGGGGTTGGACCTGACCGACCTTACGAACCAGATCAAGGCCCTGGATAAGGACCGCGCCGACGCCGGCCGCGACGTGACCGGCCGCAAGAAGCAGATCGACGAACTGCCGGAATACCCGGACGCGCCCACCGAGGAAGTCAACGTCTCGGCCCTGTCCGACGAACTGAACGCAGCGAATCAGCACAACGCCGGGCTGGCGACCCTGAAGAACGTGCAGGCGCTGGCCTACACGGATTGCGAGAGGACCGCGAATCGCATTGCGGCCACCAAGACAAACCTAGACTCCGCCAATGTGAACCTGACCAACGCCCTTCGCGCCGTCGAGTTGCAACAGGACGCCGTTCATAGCATCGATGGGCAGCTTTCGGCCCCGGAGAACCAACCTGTTGACACGGCGGCTATCGAAGCCGAAATCGCCAAGCTCCAGGAGCAGCTACGAAACGCCAACCGGCATAACGCGGACATTCTGACCCTGAATGCCGACCGGCGCGCCGCCGCCGACCTATTGGCGAACAAGGAACACGACCGAGATCGATTTACTGCCAGCATTGAAACCATCCGGCACGAACTGGACGGGCTAACCGACGTCACCAAGGAAGCGGTAATGAAATCCTTTGCCGACGCCAAGGCCGCCGTGGAAGCGTTCAAGGCCATCGACACCGCCCCGATCACCGCGAAGATCAACGGCGCCCAGGACACCAACCGCAAGGTCCAGGCCAACAAGATGAGGTCGCAGCTGGCGATGTCCTACCGCGACATGAAGGCGGCCTACGAGGAACTGGACGGCCAGATTCGCGGGCTGGTCACCCGCAAGGGAGAACTGGTCGCCGCGGCGAAGTTCCCGGTCGAGGGGCTTGGCTTCGGAGAGAACGGCGTGACGTTCCAGGGGCTGCCCTTCGAGCAAGCATCGAGCGCGGAGCAGCTTCGCGTGTCTGTGGCCATGGCGCTGGGGCTGGCGCCCGCACGGCCCGACGCGATCAAGGTGCTGCTGGTGCGGGACGCGAGCCTGCTGGACGACAACAGCCTCAAGCTGATAACTGACATGACGGAAGCGGCAGGGGGTCAATGCTGGTTGGAGCGGGTTTCCAACACGGACGAAGAGGAGCAACTCATCATCTCCGATGGCGGCGTGGTCATGGTTGACGGAACGGTGAAAGGAACCCAAAATGTGTAACGAACTGTCCGCGATTTTCGCTTACATCCCCGGCACGGAAGAATTGAAAATGATTCCAGGGGATGTGACTCGCCACCACGCCGCCATGATTGCGGCGCACAGGCTGCGCGAGGGCATCGCCGGTCAAAACTACTGCCGAACCGAGTACGTCCCGAAAGATGGTGACTGGTTGGACTGCCAGTTTAAGATTGACGAAACCAATATTCCGTCGTGGGTCACGCCCGAAATCCGCGACCGCATGGAACAGATGTCGGCGCAGTTCCGCGACCGTCTTGTTGTTAAGGGCGATTGTCCAACCATGCTCGGCGGGAAGTACATTGTCACCGACATCCGAACGGTTGAATGGGCAGACAACTGCGTTATCCTGGTTGGCCCCAAAGCCAAACTGACGATCAACAACGTAGGCAACGTGGTTTTTGGCAACGTGTACGGGTCCGTCCAGACCGGCGACGTGTACGGGTCCGTCCAGACCGGCGACGTGTACGGGTCCGGGTCCGTCCAGACCGGCGACGTGTACGGGTCCGTCAAGATCGGCGACGTGTGCGGGTACGGGTCCGTCCAGACCGGCAACGTGTCCGGGTCCGTCCAGACCGGCGACGTGTCCGGGTCCGGGTCCGTCCAGACCGGCAACGTGTACGGGTCCGTCCAGACCGGCGACGTGTCCGGGTACGTCCAGACCGGCGACGTGTACGGGTCCGGGTCCGTCAAGATCGGCGACGTGTACGGGTCCGTCCAGACCGGCGACGTGTACGGGTCCGGGTCCGTCCAGACCGGCAACGTGTCCGGGTCCGTCCAGACCGGCGACGTGTACGGGTCCGGGTCCGTCAAGATCGGCGACGTGTACGGGTCCGTCCAGACCGGCAAACGCGACAAAGCGGCCTTCGTTTGCCTCGGGGGTGTTATGCAGTCAAACGAGGATAAAAAATGAAAACCATCCGCTGCTCAAGCCTCCCGATCATCGCCAAGTGCCAGGCACCCTTTCACGCGACCGGCGCCCTCCGCGTCAACCACGACGGAGGGATTGCGGCCGGCGGCGGCTTCCTGTTTTGGAGAGATGCGCAGAGCGAGGCCGCCAATGGATAAGACGCTCTACGAAGGGCAACGGATCTCCATGCACGATTCGATATCGCTAACCATTGCGTCGATGCAGACCTACGGCCCGCGGTTCCTGCATTGGGCCATTGCCTGGTCAGGCGGCAAGGATTCGTCGGCGACGCTGACGCTGATCGTGTACCTGATCATCGTCAAGAAAATCCCATGCCCCAAATCGCTTACGGTTCTGTACGCGGACACGCGGTTGGAACTTCCGCCCCTGGTGCAGGCCGCCGCTGACATGCGGGCAGAGTTGCTGGAATGCAAAGGGCAACTGGCCGCGATGGGTTGCGAACTGACCGTGTTGACCGTCCTGCCCGATCTGGATCATCGGTTCTTCACCTACATGTTCGGACGGGGCGTGCCCACGCCCGGGGCACACTTCCGCTGGTGCACCGGGATGCTCAAAATCACGCCAATGGAACAGGCCTTGCGCGATCTTCATGCAGCGAAGTTCGCCGGCGGGGCTGGAAAGTTTCTGACGATCACCGGCGTTCGACAGGGCGAGTCGGCCATGCGGGACGGTCGCATCGCGATGTCTTGCGGACGCGATGGTGCGGAGTGCGGGCAGGGCTGGTATCAGGAGACGCTGCAAAACGAGATCAGCGACACGCTGGCCCCGCTGCTGCACTGGCGGGTCTGCCACATCTGGGAGTGGCTCAAGCACTGGGCCCCGGCATCGGAGTTCGGCGACTGGTCCACGGCGACGATTGCCGACGCTTACGGCGGCGACGAAGCGGAGGAAATCAACGCCCGCACGGGCTGCATCTGTTGTCCCGTGGCCAGTCAGGACAAGGCCCTGAACGCCATCCTGAAAAATCCATCATGGTCATACCTTGCCCCGCTGCTGGAACTACGCGACCTGTTCGAGGAAATGCGACTGGCAAAGCATCGTCTGCGAAAGCCGCCGGGAGAAAAGAACAGCGACGGTCGAAAGGTCCGCAATCAGGCCCGAAAGGGGCCGCTCGTGTTCGAGGCCCGGCGGATGGGCCTGGAACGAGTGCTGGAAATCCAGGGCCGCGTCAATGCGGCGGCAGAGGAACAGCATCGACCGACGGTGAGCCTCATCAACGCGGACGAGTGGCGGCACATCGAAGAACTGATTGACGCCGGCACATGGCCGTCGAAATGGACCGGCAACGAACCATCGGGCGAATGCCCGGAACATCTGGAGTTGTTTGAGGAGTGCCAGGCGTGAATAAGACGAAAATCCAAGAGGACGCGCTGGTCATCTCCGAAGGCGGCGTGGTCATGGTCGATGGAACGGTGAAAAAATGAAAACCATCCGCTGCTCAAGCCTCCCGATCATCGCCAAGTGCCAGGCACCCTTTCACGCGACCGGCGCCCTCCGCGTCAACCACGACGGAGGGATTGCGGCCGGCGGCACGGCGGTACATCGCGTTTGCGAAACAATCGCCCTGACCGGGGAGCGCCCAGCCGACATGAAGCTGGTCGCTCACGGCCTGGGGGTTGACGCCGACTTCCTCGGGCGCGCGACATGGTACGCTTTGTCTTTCTGGCGCGATCACGGCGGCCTCTTCCCCCATGCGAAGACCGAATCGGAAATGGCGGCCGAACTCCCCGGCCCCCACCGGATCACCGGCCACGTCGATGTGATGTCACTCATCAGCGCCGACGAAGGGCGGATCGTGGACTGGAAGTCGGGCTACCGAACCGACGCGGATGTAGAGCCCCAGATGCGCGGCTACGCCTACCTGCTCGGCAAGACGTACAACCTCAAAACCGTCACGGCGACCGTGGTGTGGCTCCAGGACGAAACCTACCAGCAGTGGGAATGGAGCGTCGAGGAAATGGCGCAGTGGGCCGTCGAGATCGGAGCCAAGCTGGACAAGTGGAACGGGACGTACACCATCGGCGACCACTGCCGATACTGCCCGATATTCCTGACCTGCCCGGCACAGCACCAGATCGTCGCTGCCACCGTTGACAGGCTGCGGCTGGCGACGGAACCCACGCCGGCCGAGATCGGCATGATGTACGAATCCGTGCAGAGCGTCGAGCGGCTTTGCGACTCATTCCGTGAGTACGCGCGCAAGGCCGTGCAGGTGGGCGGGCCGATTTCAGTGAGCGACACGCACCACCTGGCGCTCGTGCCGTCTAACCGAGACAAAATCGACCCATTGAAAGCATGGCCGGCTATGGCGGCGGAACTCACCCAGGAGGAGATTGCCCCGGCTGTGAAGCTATCCAAGACGGCCCTGCTTGCCGCAGTAAGCGACAAGGCCCCGCGCGGTCAAAAGGGCATCGCCAAAACCGACTTCATGGGCAAACTCCGCGAGGCCGGGGCGGTCGAAACAACCAAAACGGAAACCCTCCGCATTGTGCGGAAGGACGCGGACCCGAAAGAACTCGAATAAGAAAGGCAGTGTTTTATGGCAGAGGAAAAACCGACAGCGTTAGCGAAGTGGGCAGCGGCAGGACAGGGCCTGGAGAAGATCGCCAGCGAGTGCATCGCCCTTGTCCGGGCGGACAACAGCGGGCGTTTCGGCAAGGCGTTCGCCCTGGCGCAGGGTATCACTTCCCTCCGCAACGCGATTACCCACGAGCACATGGCCGGCGTCATGCCCCTCCAGGGCGTCCCCCTGGGCTTTATGACCGACAAGGACAAGGAGAACGGCTACCCGGAGAACATCGTCAAGGACGTAGTGATTGAGGCTGTGCTGAACGACGTACCCCTCGTCGGCAACTGCTTCAATATCATCGCCGGGCGGTTCTACGTCACAAAGAACGGCTGCTTTCATAAGGTTCTGAACTTTCCAGGGTTGACCGACCTGATGCTCGACTTCGGCGTACCGGAGATCAAGGGCGACAAGGGCGCCCTGGTCAACTGCAAAGCGCGATGGGCCTTGAACGGCAAGGCCGGGGAACTATCGGCCCTGATCCCGATCCGCGTCAACAGCGGCATGGGCGCCGACGCGATTGTCGGCAAGGCGACCCGGAAGCTGCTGGCCCGCGTCCACGACCGGCTGACGGGCACCCAGAACAGCTTGCCAGAGGGCGAGGTTGACGACCTGGACGCCAGGCACGTCAACGCTACGGTCCTGCAAAACACCAACGGCGGCAAGATGGGATTCGGCGGTAACAAGCCCATCGGTGAAGTGCTTCCCATTCCAGGCCAGTCCTCCGAGACCATCGGACCCGGCGGCGAGGTCATCGAGCGGACCCCGGAGACCGACGCCCCCACGCCCGTCCAGCATGACGCCACCGGCGCGGAACTGCCCCAGGATGCGCCGGCGGATGACGTGAACAAACTCTTCCCGCCCGGAACGTAGAAATTGCCCGCGTCGGCGACTGTCTTTTAATCCGGATATGCCGACGGCGCGGGCGGTAACAGGGCGGCTTGTAGTCGTCCTGGCCCTGGTGGAACTCCTACACCCACCGGGGCGAATGCGGCGGTAGCTCAGTGGTAGAGCGTGCGACGTGGGTTTCTAATCCTTTCTTCCGTCGCGAGGTCGCAGGTCCGAATCCTGCCCGCCGCAATGATTCACCCGGCTCGTCGCCGGAAACAGGCCAACAACACAGGAGAAAAAACATGGCCAAGAGCAACAAAGAAGAAGTGCCCGGTCAACTGGAGTTGATCGACGTCGACGACCCGAAATACAAGGAAGTGAAGCGCGAGCTTCTGGCGTACGACACGTTGAAGATCGCCAACCAGGAAGAAGGCGCCGCGCGCCGCAAGGGCTTGAAGGACAAGAAGAAAAAGGTTATCGCGGCCATCGTCGCCACCGGCGAGCAACCCGATTCCGCCGGCACCTATCATTTCCTTCTGGCGGGCAAGCAGTGGGACATCTCCCAACCGTCCGAACTGAAGATCAAGAAGCACAACGCCAAGGATGCGGACCCCAGCGAAGACGGCGTGGACAAAGGCGCGACGGAGTAACCATGCGACTGCTCAGCCTCGATCCATCCAGTAGTTGCATCGGGTACGCGATTTTCGATGATCGGCGTCTGGCCGAAATGGGCCGGCTCACCCCGGATAAATCCGCCGGCGGAGTCCTGTCGCACACGCTGTCCCTGCGGCGTCAACTGCTGGAAATCCTGACTGAGCAGGAACCCGACATCATCCTGGCGGAAGCGATGATCGAAAAACAGTACACCCGCGACCCACGCCGCACGACGTCATTGGCGCCGTGCGGCTGGTCGATGGGTGTAATTTTTGGAACATGCCTCACGCTCGCTGGTTTTCGCCCCATCGAGAAACCCCGCTGCACCGTGGCCGCTGTCGGCAATCAGCAATGGACCCGCGGCCTGTCGTCAAAAGACCATAAGGCCGAACGCAAGACGATGACGAAGGCGCAGTACCCGCAGTATGACCCGGACATGGACCCTGACGGCGACATGGCCGATGCGATCATGCTGGCCAACTGGTGGCTGGCGGGCAGAGAGCGGCAGGAAAGGTTGGCGGGATTATGACCGACATCAACGAACACACCAAAGTCCCCTTCGGCCGACGCGAGAATAAAAACAAGCCGCTGGGCAAAGTGACCGACAAGTTCATCGGCCTGCTGGCGGTGGCGCTGGCGGTAAAACAATCTTAACGACGGCGCGTGCCGTCTGGAAATTAACAACATGATTGCCCGTGTATTTCCGAGACTTACCAACATGACGCCAACCGACAAATTAGCCTTCGTCGGATACCCGCCTCTTGGACTTGATGAAAACAGTTTTGACGGCGTTTTGGTATCTTGCACGTTCACATGGGACAAGGGTATCTGTGAGGACATAGCCCGTCAGTGGCGTTTCCACTACCCTGATAAATCCGTGAGCGTCGGCGGCCCCGCCTATGGCGATGCTGGCGAAAACTTCACACCATGCCTATTCCTGCGGCGAGGCGTTACAATCACGAGCCGGGGTTGCCCGAACCGATGTTGCATGGCCGGCCAGCGTGAGGGCAACATCCGGCTGTTGCCGATCATGGACGGCTACGAGGTCCAGGACAACAACCTACTGGCCTGCCCACCGGAGCATATCGCCCGCGTGTTCGCCATGCTGCGGAATCAACCGTTCCGGCCCCGGCTTACCGGCGGCCTGGAGGCGTCCAGGATCACCCGCGAGATCGCCCGCGAGATCATCAGCCTGGACCCGGAGTGTCTCTACACAGCCTACGACCGGCCGGGACAGCGAGAATCCGTGGAGCGCGCGGCGGCAATTTTCAAGGAAGTTTCGGGCTGGTCTAAGAGCAAGATCAAGACCCGGATTTCCTGTTACACTGTGGGCGGTTATCCGGGCGACACCCGCGAAGCCGCCGACCGGCGGGCGCATGAGATTGTCACGTTTGGATTCCGTGTCTGGGCACAGGCTTGGCGCGGTGAAGATGGCAAAGTCGATCCCGAATGGCGGGATTGGTCCGGTAAAATCTGCACAATGGGCGGCAAGTAAACGCCCGGAAGAAGGAACCATGTTTACGCTCGAAAAGCAGTCGAAAGTGAACGTCAAAGAGTCCGAGGCAAAGCAACTCCTGGCTATGAACACCTATGAGAACCAGCGAAAGATTCGCCGGGCCACCGTGGGCATTCTTCAGGACGAGTTGACTGCCGGGCGGCTGCGACCGCTGGAAATCTCTCTCGCCCGCGTCCAGGGCGGCTCCTATTGCCTTGTGAACGGACAGCATCAGCTTACCGTCGCCCTGGAGCACAAGGCCGGCCTGCCCGCCACGGTAAGCTACTACCGCTGTGACACGCCCGCCGACATGGTGCATCTGTTTGCCACGTTCGACACGACCCCCAGACGCTCCGGTGCCGACTGCATCCGTGGCTATCGCGGCCTGCTGGCCGCCGAGCTTGTCGACCTGCCGATTCGCATGTTGACCGCCTGCTCCAGCGCTCTGGCGATCCTGGAGGACGGCGGCCCGAAATTCTACAGCCGTCCCATTTCCACGGCGCACAAGGCGGGGCTGCTCACGATATACCTCGATGATCTCACCTTCATCTACAGCTTGTGGAATGAGCGGAGTGAGGCATTGATTCGCCGTGTGCCTGTAATGCTGTCCATCCTGGCGATCTCGCGAAAGAACGGCGACAACTGCTACCCATTCCTGGAGCAAGTCGTCAACGGCATCGGCCTTCAATTGGACACCCCGCAATACAAGCTCCACGAGTTTCTGACATTGAAGTATCCTTCGGGCACCGGCTGGCCATGTTTCCAGTCGGTCTACATGAACATCATCTCGTGGTGGAACACGTTCTGCACCGGCATTTTCCGCCAGTCCGTCAAGGCGGCGTCCATGAAGACGCTGCCAACGATCCTGATCTATGGTGAGAAGGCAGGCAAAGGCCCCCCCAAGCTGAAGCTGACCGCCAAGTAATTCCAACCGCCCCTCCCCTCGCCGGGCAGGGCAACTATTTTCACCCGCCAAGCGGAATTGTATTGCAAGCGGAAATGGACGTGGTATAAAGGCGAGCGCATGACCAGATTCTACGACAACTTCTCTCCTGGCGGCTTTGGGAATTTATCAGCACGTCGCCCGCAAAGGCCGTCTGGTCATGCGCCCCGAGGCCGTCAGAAAAGAAGCTGTCAGAAAGAAGGAGCGCATGACGACATACAGGATCAAGGATTGGCACGTCAATTTTGAGAACAACCGCACGCGCGAACTTAAGGTGCTGACCTGGGTTCCCATGCCCAATAAACACGACGGCGACGGCTACACCGAACTCCTTGACCATGCTGACGGCGCCGCCCATTACGGTGTCTGGGCCATTCTGGTACAAATCGCAAGCAAGTGCGACCCTCGCGGCACCCTCCTGCGGGATGTCCGTCGCGATCCCGCACCCGCCTGCGGCGATCCCGCACCCTCCTGCGGCGATCCCGCACCCGCCTGCGAGGGGGGTAAAACAGTGTTGACCGAACAGGCGAACGGTCAAATACCACACGATTTCGCCTCTCTGTCCAGAATGAGCCGAATACCCCAAAAGGTAATCTCGGCTGCAATACCTCGGCTATTGCAAATTGGTTGGTTAGAGCAAGTTATAGAAATCCCGCAGGAAGATGCGACCGCGCCGCACTTTAGTGCGCCACCGTCGCAGGGAAGTGCCTCTGAATGGAATGGAATGGAAGGGAAGGGAATAGAAGAGAAACCCCCTACCCCCAAAGGGGGTGTCGCGGCGGCTTCCGTTGAAGACCCGGAGAAGATTCCAGAATCCATCGACACTCCGGAGTTCCGGATTGCATGGTACGACTGGATCGCGGACAAGAAAGACCGCAAGGAAAGACTCACCCCCCGCGCCCGTAAGACGCAACTGGAACGCCTGGGGAAATTCGACGCGCCGACGGCAATCGCCATGATCCAGCAGAGCATCACGAACGCTTGGAAGGGGATTTTTGAACTCAAGACCGACCGGCCTGGCGGCAACGGGCAGGGCGTGGCGAACTGGGACGGCCTCAAACCGGGCGAAAGGCCCTTCATGTCATGACCGATCTTCCCCAACGAATCCCGCCGCAGAGCATCGAGGCCGAAATGTGCCTCCTTGGTTCGATGCTATTGGACCCAACCGGCACGGCCGCAATCGCCTCCACGGTGAACGTCGGCCAATTCTACCGGCCTGCTCACGGCCTGGTCTTTACCGCCATCCTCGCCCTCCAGCGGGCCAGCAGCCCGGTTGACATCGTTTTTGTCCGCAACGAACTGGAGCGAACCGGTAATCTCGCCAAGGTGGGCGACGTCGAGTACATCGTTCGGCTTGCTGAGGGGGTGCCCAATGCCGCCAACGCCGAATACTACGCGAAGATCGTCACCGAGAAGGCTACCCTGCGCGAGATAATCGTGATGGGAAATTCGCTGTCATCGGAAGCCTTCGAGCCTGGCGCCGATGTGGAGGAACTCATCCGTCGCGCACGCGACAAGGTGTACAGCCTGACTACGGGCGAAACGAGCAAGGCCAGCGCAGTCGATATGTGGCGGGCGGCGGAAGAGGCGGCAAAGCGGGCCGATGACATCAAGGCCGGATTGATCGCGCCCGGTCTGCTCACGGGTATCCCCCGCGTCGACCAGGTGACTGGCGGCATGCAGCCGGGCGACCTGTGGGTTTTGGGTGGCAGCACGAGTTCGGGCAAGACTGCCCTGGCCGTCGAATTCGCTTGCAACACGGCGGAGGCCGGCGAGGGCGCCCTGTGCATTTCAGCGGAGATGACCCGCCACCAATACGCGAACCGAGTAATGCAGAGCCGGGGACAGATTGACGGCTGGGCGCTTCGCACCGGCGAACTGAATGACTGGCAGCGGCAGACCCGCGTTGAAATAATCGAGCAACTAAAAACCCGGCACTTCGCGATTGTGGACCGAAGCCAAAACATGGCGGAGGTCCAGGCGCACGCGCAGGTGCTTGGTATGCGATGGGGCAGGTGCCCGCGGTTGATCGTGGTCGATTACCTCCAGTTGATGCGTTCGATGGGCGGCGATAACCGGGCGCAGGAAGTCAGCGGCATCGCCTGGGCCTGCAAGGAAATGGCCATGAAGCTGGAATGTTCCGTGCTGCTGCTGTCGCAACTGGACAGGACGGCGACGAAGGGGCACTCCGGACATCCCACGATTCACAACCTGAAAGAATCGGGCGACATCGAAAATCACGCGAACGTGATCCTGCTGATGCACCGCCTCAAAGACGATCTGGATTTGGACGGCACGACGCCCGTGCATCTCCGCGTAGCCAAAAGCCGAGATGGAGAGCGTACCCCGTGGCCGCCTGAGAATGGCGGAATCTCCCTGCGCTTCAGGCCGCGATTCACTTTGTTCGAGAAGGAGTTAACATGAACCGAACCGGAATACCCTACCTCGATTTTTGTTGGAACCCCTGCGGCTACGGCTGCTCAAACATCTGCAACTGCCCGACGTGCTGGGCGCGCAGACAGGCAACACAGCCTGGTCCGACGCAGCCGACCTGCCCAGACTGCCGCGCGTTCAAGGTCCACTTCCACCCGGAGCGGCTGGAGGGCAAACAGGCGCCGGCCTCGCGCAAGAAACCGGCTGTGATCGGCGTGGCGTTCCTTGGCGACCTGTTCGACAAGGTGCGGCCGCCGGAACAAATAGAATCCACGCTTCACGCAGTAGCGGATTCGCCATGGCACACGTTCGTTTTCCTGACCCAGCAATACGAGCGGGCGTCCAAATGGGCGTCGGCATGGTGGGCATACAACGCCAGGGGCAATGGCTGGCGATGGGGAACCACTTGTAAAAATCAGGATCAATTCGCCGCCGCAAGCGAGCATTTTGGCCGAGTCCCCCGCTGGTGGGTTTCCGCCGAGCCGCTGCAAGGCCCGATCCATCCCGGTGCGCGCGTGCCCGAGGGGATCATCATCGGCTGCGATAACCAAGTGGCCGCGCCGTACAACATCGAGTGGGTCCGCGAGACGGCGCTGGCATTTGCGGTTGCCGGGTCAAAGGCCTACATCAAGCAGCTTTGGTTGCCACGCGGGGGTTGCACGTTCCTATCGACGAACCCAGCAGAGTTCCCCGCCGACCTTCGCTTACGCGACCTGCCCTGGACGCTGACGATGGAATAAAGAATTCTCTTGACAACATACGTCCAACTTTTAAATATGGTAGACACGAACGAGCAGACCACGCCAAGAACCAAAAGAGAACAACATGCCAAATGCCGATCATTCCAAGGAACTTCCACCGCAGATTATCGAGGCCCTTAAGGTCGCAAGTAGACGAATGAATATGCCCCGCGATAAATTCCTGGCGCTCGCCCAAACAGAATTTGACCAGGACGCACAAGCCGAGGCCAATGAGCTGATAGCGGCTATTCGCATGGGAGGCACGGTCCTTGTTGGCCTATTCCTGGTGACGTGCGCTGATGCGGAAAACGGCAAACCTATCAGCGCTCACTCAATCACCATGCTCGGCAAGTACGCCACGTTCGCGATCAAGTCACTGTGCCAACGAGAGGACGTGCAGGCTGTGATCTTCCCTGAAACCAAACCACAATAAAATAACAGATGGACGTAAATACATA